CTTTCATACTCACTTTGTGCGCAATCCCTTTCAAACTTTGCCAGTGCTACAGAATCGTCACCCCTGCACACGTCCGATATAATCGTTACAGGCATACCTTCGGCGCGGTAGGACAATATCAACTTGGATAGTAAAACTCTATATATACGCTCTTTTTCGGCGTATGCGCGACCTCTTTCTTTGTATAGTTGTATTGCTTTGTTTAGATCGTCATTTATTTTGGCTTGAAGTTCTAGTCCTTCCATTTAATCACCTACTTGTAATTTCATCAATTTCTACTGTAAATGGTTCATGATATTTTTCTTTTAATTCTTTTTTTAAAATTTCAATTATTTCTTCTTCTGTAAATTCTTCGTGATGCAACTTTTTGTAAGGTTTATCATCTTTACCATTGTGTGTTGTCCATATATCTAATTTTATTTTCATATTAATCCTCCAAGTTATAATGTTTGTAGAACAGCCTATACCATTCTTGTTTTGTTTTTCCTGTATGTTTGTACCATTCACGTTCCATTAATGCTGATAGTTCAGCGTCTTTGAGTTCACCTTCTTCTGTGTCATGTATCCATCTGTGTTCGTCAAATGTGAGCCATATCCATAAACCTTCACGCTCTGATATGCGTTTGCTTGCGTTCCCAATTGGTTCGTGAGGTTGCAAAGAATCGGTCCTACGGCTTAGGTAGGACTCCTTCTTTATTTGTATAATAGACGGGTTTCTCATTCCTTGTGATCCAAATCTAATTCTTTAATAGCGTTGTAATACTTTGTTTTGTAATCTTGAGGTATAAATTTAACTTCGCTGATTGTTTTTCCTGTGTCTTTTTTATACCTTGCAATCAATCCACCTTCAAAAATGTTTTTAGTTTTTGCAATGTCAAGTAACATTTGAGTAGTAATTTTTTTAGGTTCTTCTTCTGATTTTCCGATTTCATCACTATGTGTGTTGTCTGTATCTTCACCACTGAATAACATGAATGTCTTTTGTAATACTGCTTTATATGCGTACGTCCACGCTTTGCCACTTCCTTTGTCTTGAGAGTCTGCGCCATTTCCAGGTGCTTCTAGTAATTCAAACTCACCGCTTTCTATGTCTACCAATTTCCATTTTGTTTTAAGTTGTGTCATTTTCCTAGTGTCCAGCTCGTTAATATCAACGCCTACTGGAAATATTATTAATTTATGAGTTTTAAATAAAGGTTTGATCAAATTTAATACCGTTGCTTCACTTATTGCTTTGTATGAGTATGATTTTCCTGTTTCTCCGACTTGCATATCTTTTTTTAACGATTCGCTTTCACACATTATTTGATACATCTTTTCATGTAATCCCATTTATTCCACCACCCTACTCGCCCACATATCAGCGAAATGTAATATCATTTGTAGTTTCGTTTCTTTTCCACTAATTGTATAACCATCACGAGTATACAATCCATTATGAAATTTAATTGCTATTGCTGATTCTTGCGTCAGTTCAATAAATTTTGATAAAATCATAAGCGACAAATCTTGATGTTCAATCACAAGTGTTTTGTTCGTTTCAAAAGGTTTTGATTCTGAAACTTTACCGCTTTTTAAGATATTTGGCAAATACATTTGTTGCCCGAAATAACCCATCTTACCAACGTCATGCAATAAACACGCTATGATCAAATCGTTTCTATCAACTTCTTTTACCATTGGTAATTCTTTTGCAACATTCCACACGTTCAAACTGTGTTCTAGTAATCCATTCTCACAAGAAAGATGATGCGATGATGATGCAGGGCAAGTATAAAATCCATTTAAACCTAGATATTCTATAAGATTTCCGATACCTGCTATTTTTGTAGACATTAGTAATTGATTAAATATTTCGTTCATATTACACCTCAACTTTGATAATCATCGTTTTGATTCGCCAACCATTCCTCATACTCTTGGTTCTGTTCATCTGTTAAGTAATACTGTTCGCCCATGTTCTAACTCCCTTCTAAGTTGATCACGTTCATTTTCTAACATGTAACAAATATCATCTGATTCTTCCAAATAAAACTCGCCATTTTCAAATGCGTCTGCTACCGCTTGTAACAATGTAGAAAACTTTACTTTTGTTTTAGTAGATCCTAATTTTAACACAATGTCTTTTTCGTCTACAAACATGTCTATGCTTGTTGTTTTGTCTTTGACTCTAAACCTTGAAAACTTTTCAACCGATTCTGTTTTTACTTTTTCGTGTACCATTGAATTAACGTTATATACAACTATGCTAGTCATTTAGTCCTCCTTAAACTTTAAATTTGCTACTTCTTCGCACACTTTCTTGATTACAGCTATTCTGTCAGGATTAATTAAAATAGCTATCTTAATATCTTTTTCAACTTCTTTTTCTAATTCTTCTAAAGTTTTGCAGTTCATATATGCTTCTTTGTAAGTCATTTAGTCCTCCTTAGCCCAATTTAGTAATTCTTCAACGGATTTAAAATCTTCACCTATTGTTTCCACCCAAGCATATGCTTTAAATAATTTCTCTGTCGCACGTCCGATTTCTGCAAGGCGTTCAAGTTCGGCTAGTTCTGCTTCGATGTTTTGTTGAGTTCTGCAATCTAAACACGTACAAGTGGCATCCATAATTTTATTCCAAAATATTACATGAGTTAACGCTTCTCTTATTAATTCAGCTTTCATCTTACCCTCCTATAAATTCTCGATCAGTTTATTTACCGTCTTATCCTTAGTTTCGTAATGTTCAAAATCTTCGCAATTATCAATTTCGTGTGCAGGATAACAATAATCACGAGTTATAAGACATTCGTTTTCAGTTGGGTTAGATTTAAAATGTTTACAATGATAACAACCTCTATATTCTTTTTTTATTTGTTCCTCATTTGCCCAATCAATTAAATCTTTTATATCATCTTTTGTTATTCTTCCGTCATTGATTGGATTAGCAAAATAATATTCTTCTTTAACTGCTTTTTCTATTGCATAATCTATATTTATAAGTCTTTCTAATTCATCATGTCTTTTTTTAAATCTTTCCATATTAAAAATCATAACCCTCCTATAAATTCTCTATCAGTTTATTTACTGTAACCCCTACTTTTCACTAACTTTAAGATTCTGTATCCATTCTTCAATCAATTCGTTGATGTTCTTTTTTCTTTTGATTGCAACTAGCTTTAATTTTTCTTTTAATTCGGGTTTTAACGTTGTTTCAAATCTTTCTCTTTTTTCGCTCATATTGTTCTCCTTTCTTGGTTTGTGTTATTTGATACTCTTATCTTACCACGTATATACGGTATCGTCAATAGACATTTGAAAAGTTTTTTTAATTAATTTTAGGCATGAAAAAACCACCCTTTCGAGTGGTCTTTGTAGTGGTTCTTATAAGTTTCTATAGGTTGTCGGTACTCCCGATTCATAACCCGCTTTTAATATACAACTTTTAAAATTAAATGTCAATACTATTCTTTTGATTTCTGAAACTGTGTGCCAAAGTAAAAACCTACAATCATGAGTACAATGTTTTCGAGTGCAGTTGCTTGTATATCACCTCTAAAAGCTAGATAGATAAAAGCAAATACAAAACCAAAAGTAATGATTGTTTTAACGTCTATAAGTTTTTCCAATCTTTTCAACATAAATTCCTCCCTATTCTATAAACACGCCTGTTTTAGTTGCTTGTTCCCAATTTACAGTCATTTCTGCAAAATCCCCTATGTCCCTTGTTGATGTTACAAATCTACCTTCTTTAATAAAAGGAGTTAAAACAAGATCGATTTCTGATCGGACTACAATTGATTCAGTTACCTTATTAATTATAGCGACTTTCTCACCGTCTTTCAACTCTAGTGATTTGTGTTCAAATATCTTTGGAAGTCTAAACAACCCGTAACCTGTGCGTAAATCCCACGCATCATCAAACACGTCATGTGAGTTCTCAATAATAAATCTGTTTGTGTGTCTAATTGACGGATAAACCCCGAAAGACTCTTTGAACCATATAAACCATTGCGCCAATAATCCAGTAATAACAGGAGAAGCAAAAGAAGTACCGTGTAACATCTTACCTGTGTAGGTGTCAAGTCCTGTAATAGCACAAGTTTTTACAACTCCTTTGCCATAGCTAGAATACGATTGAGGACTTAAATCCGATTTGATTGCACCGACTGCGCAAGCGTTCTGTATCCGAGCAACCCCGCTTTCACCTTCTGCGCCATCATTCCCGGCAGCTATGCATATAAACGAATGATTAGATAACTCTTTGTGCCAAGGTGCCGCATAGCTTGATAATGACATGTTGATGAGTTTTATTTCATTCTTAATAAGATAGTCTATCCCTTGCTTAGAACTTGGTACAAGGTGAATTTCGGCGTTAGGAACATAATGTTTAATAATCGCTATAACGTTGCTTGCGTGATTCGTCCAAGACTCTTTCTCATGGGTTGGCATATCAAAAGGTTTTATAGCGTCCTCTTTACCGTTGGAATACATTTCTATTACACCTATTTTCATAACACCTTTACATTGTCTTTCTCTTAAATCCATAATGCCCCCTAGAGTAGTTTTGCAAGTCTTTCAAACAACGGATCGGCGTATTTGTAAGCGTCTAAAAAATCCATTGTTTGCCCTTCAAATTTAGTTCTAAATGCAACATAACCATAAAATGAAGGATTGTTAAACCACGCAGGTCTTTTACCTTCTCTCAAATCACTGTACTTTAATCCGTCCGTTAATTCAAAGTGTGGCGAGTCTACGAAAGACTTCCAATTACCACCCCACACAAAGCCTAATTTAACACCTTCTTCTCCGATAATATTCCACAATCTATCATCTGACCAAATCGCATTACCGTTAACATCAACCGGAACCACATCATAAGCCAAGCCTAATCCATGCGCCCCAGTACGTGACATGTTGGTAACAATTTGTCCGGGTGCTGATCGTCCTTGTTCGTACAGTTTACCTTGATATTCATCATCCCTTAAAGTAGAAGTCAATATAATATTAATCCCTCTGTCTTTGCATCTTTTAATATGTTCAATTGCTTTTGTTTCTACTATCAAATGCAAGTCTGATGCTAGTCTACTGTTTATCATCTGTATTTCTCCTTTAGTTGGTCGATTATCATATCGTCAACACCCTTGATTATGCGTAAATCTTCAACTTTTACTTTAGGGTTTTGATTTATGTAACCAACAATATCTTCGGCAATGGGACCGTAATTTACAGCCCCATCACTAAAGGTAATCTTAATGCCGTGTATAGCGTTCAAATCTTCGTCTGTAGCTGTTTTTATGCTTGGTTTATAACTTAGTACCAAGCACAACCCAATCACCATAGAAGCCACTATAAAGCATATTAGAAAGTATTTTATTTTTGGATGAATTGAAGTACTAGCCATACAGCCACACCTCCTCCAACCGATCCTGCCAATCCCCAAACCATGTTAGGTAGTCTTGATTGACTTATTTTGAGTATTTCGATTATTTCATCAAGTTTTTTGAAGACTTGACTAAACTTTTCATCCGATACGTCTTGTCGGCTTTCCACTCTACTCAACCTTCTTTCAAAGTCTGAATTGATTTCATGTTGTCTGTCAAATAGTTTAGTATGTTCACTGTAATTTGGATGATTTTCTTGCACGGTTTACCCCCTTTGCTACGAACATTGCTATATAGATTAAAGCGGCCATTGCTAAAGATACCAAGGTTGCGATAATATACAAACGGTCTATAAATTCTAACATTATTTCCTCCTTGATGATATTATTTTTTCTTTTGCCAAATCATAACCATCATCGTTGATGTCTTTTATAACTTTGGCTTTTCCTTCATCAGATAAGCTTTTGTAACCGGAAGTTTTTATTATGCTAGATATTTTGTCGTTAGTATAGTTACCCATAATCTTTTGAAATTCACTTATCTCTTTGTTATCAAGTGTATATTTAACTTTATCAGATGTAAAGCTATTTACTTTTGCTCTAGGCAAGAAACTTGATCCCTCTGATTCGTAAAGCCTGTTGAGTTCGTTTAAAACTGGTTCGTTTGCTTTTACGCCAACATATCCCGGACTTAAAAATTGTTGTATGGCATTTAAGAAACCACTACCATATTTCATTTCTTGTCCTAATACATCACGCTTAGGTGGTAATAATTTACTCAACCCCGGCGTTTTAGCTTGAAGTTGTTGCTTTGTAGTTTCAGCAAATGAATTGTAGTCTAATTGGCGTTTTGTAGGGTCTATTGTTCTTGCAATTTGACCGGATACAGTAGGGAAAGCCTGTGTTAAGTAATCAATAGGCAATTGTAATAAGTTTTCGGTAGTTGAACCGTACGAGCCCCCGAATAAATCCTTTACATTCCTAAGCATCGATGAATTTACAAGAGTGTCACCACCTGCAACTAACGCTTCAAACCCGGCAGATAATTTATCCTCCCCCTCTGATTTTTTAAGAGATTCGGCTAAACCAACACCCATAAAGAAAGGTATTGCTGTAGGTTGCGCCCAATCTATTGTGTAACTACCGTTCGGAAATACTAAAGAGTTTGGAAGTTCGCCACTAGCTTGTTTTAATCCTTCCACTCTATTGTTTTTCTCATATTCCCCACGAGCAAAACCATTCATTGCCATGTAGTAACCAACCATTGTAAGTCCAGTACCAGTTAATCCTTTTGAAAATGTTTCAATGATCTTCTCCGGAGTTTCTCCTCTTGCTAATTGATATACACTTTCTACCAATCCTATAGGCGAAAATTTCGTACCTGTTACTAAAATGTTAGCAGGTGTTTTTGTGAAAGGAATAGCTGCATCAACTATAAGTCCTGCTTTGGTCCCTTTTAATTTGTTGATTGCATCAGACAAAGCGTTTGCTTCTCTAAAAGTAGCTTCTTGCGCCCGTCTTAATGCGTAATCAGTAGCTTCTTTGGTAGGTTCTTTTAACCCTCTAGCGTTCATAAAGTTTGCTAAGTCACTTTTAAAATGACGTTTAAAGAAAAATATATCTTCTTCATTAAGTGTGTCTTTACTTATTTGATTTAGCTTTTCTAACACGTTATTGTTAAAGATTCTTTTGTCAGCAAAAGGTGTCTTTGTTCCGAATATTTCCCATCTGCTACCTTCCACAAGTTGTTTCTTGTTTGCTTCCCAATAATTCTCTGCAATTGTTTTTAGTTCTTTTGGTGCAGACAAGGATTTTGTTCTTAACTCTTTAGGAAGTAATGTTTTTTCTAGTCCAACAGCTATTGTATCTGCTATTTTTTTAGTAGCACCCATTATTGCATTACCTAAAGTGTTTCTAACGTGAGTTTTTGGATTGAAAAGCATTGCCATACGTCTAAATGAGTCAAACTTTTCTCTATTGGTTGTTGGGATTCTTTTTGAAACGCTATTAAACAATTGTTGGAACAGTTCTTCTTTTTGTTCGTCTGTAGCGTCTTTGCCTATTCTACCGATCAATTCAAGTTCATCGTTGTTGAGTTGTATATCTTCCCAACCTTTAGATAATTTAGTACCTTTACCTAGTCTTTTTAATCCTTGTTCATTAAGTTTGTTTATTTCTTGTTGAACAAATCTTAATACGGTAACAGGATCATTAGACTCTCTTAGTATTTTAGCCGCTTGCGAATATTGTCCGGCAGTTGTCAAACTTTCAGCAACATCAATTATAACTCTGCGAGCAGTTTGCATATCACCACGTCTTACAGCTTCATCAGCTATTAATTTTGATAAAGGCACATTGTCGGGTCTTAATTGTTTTTTAGTAGCATCAAAATCTTTTAATGCTTCTTCATATCCTTTATCAAATCTAGCCTGTGCAGAATCTAGTGTTGATTTATTGCTTAGAACATCGTAAAATTCCGGGTTGCTATCAAATTCTTTTCTCAATTCGTCAACCCTGTTTGCGTCAGTTCTAATATTCTCACTGAAACCACGTTCTTTTAAAGTCAATGTATCTTGTGCAATGGTTTGTGACGGTATGTCAGTTTCAATATTAGCCGCCATTGTCCTGTTTGCTTGGTTGTCCAAATTTTCTAATGGTGTTTCGTTCATTCTTTGAAGTATTGACGGTTTAGGTGTGACGTTATCCACACTACCCACAATATTGTCAACACTAGAAGCAACGTTATCTACACCACTTAATATAGGTTCTGCCTGTGGCGTTCTAGTTCTCATTTGCATAAGTTCATCTGTTCTTTGTACTGGTGTGTTGTCAATAACATCGTCAATCACTTTTTTAGCTTCATCTAAAGGTATGTTTGATTGTTTAGCAAGCTGTTGAACTACATCGTCAGTTTGTTTTAATCCTTTGAGTGCTTTGAATCCTTTACCAAGTAACGAGAATCCAGTACCCATTGCAATATCTATAAGTAAGTTTTCAGCGAGTTCTTTTTTAACATCACGTCCGCTTGCTAAAGATTGAACCGCAGCTATTGGTGCGCCAATTGCAACGTCTTTTGCTAGTTCCCCTGCTAACGCCCCTGCTGTGCCAGTAGCACCCAAATAACCAATTTTCTGTGCAAGGCTAGGTGCTAGAGTTCCAGTTGCGCCACCTACGCCACCACCACCAGTTATTGCAGGGCCCGTTACTGCACCACCAAATGCACCATAGCCACCTGCTATTAATGCACCAGTACCGAGCAAGTTACCTGCGATATAAGGTAGTCCGCTTTTAGCTGTATCAACTCTTGATTTGGTTTCCGGTGTATAAAGTTGTTCTGTTATTCTTGGTGCAATTCCTGCTGAAACACCACTTGCAAAACCTTGACCGAATTTCTTTTCTTCTGCTTGTTTAGAGTAAAACTCTTGCGATAATGCTTTAGCGCGATCAATTTCCGCTTGTGTCTTGTTAGGTTTTGATACAAGTGCTTTGATTTCCTTCTGAATATCTTCAAACGATTGTTCTTTAGGTTCAACAGGTTTTGAGGAAACAAGCGCACCCTCATCATACGCTTGTCTGCCTATATCTCTAATCGGTTTCAATGTACTTGTAATCGCCTTTGTAGGACTCTGATATTTTGGTTTTGAGCCTAGTTTTTCTAGTAATGAAGTTCTAGCCATATCATCCTCCTATTGACTTAATACAGTATCTGAATTTCTTCTATTTAGTACTGCGTTTGCGCCTTGTATTACACCTTTACCCGATGGTAGTATAATCGGTTGTGTCGCTCTGTTGTAAGCTTGTTCAAGTTGTAAATCAGTTACCCCGGCTTTATTCATTAATGACTTGATTTCTGATGCTGTCAAGTTATCAAAGTAGCCTTGTTGGTTCATTTGTTCAAGTACATCAGCTGCCGCCGGGCCTGTTACACCTCTGATTGCATCAGTGACTATTGCAATTGCTTCTTTAGGTGGTAAAGCTTCGGGTTGTGGTGTAGTCATTGGATTAAATTGAGATCCTCCCCCTCCACCACTTGAACCACCTGTATATTGTGGTGTGAATGGTGTACCTACAGGTATCCCCAATGCTCTTGAAACCGCTTCGTTTGCTACACCTAGTTGTTCCCATAATGTGAGTGCCGCTGTAGATGATGTGATATTTGGTGTAGTGTCTACTGGATTTGCTAGACCTGTTGATGGATTGAGATTATTTTCAATGACCTTTTGTACCCTTGCAGCTTCTACTTGGTCGATCTGCCATTGTGGTGCGCCGGAACTTCTCAATCTCTGTGCAAAACCTGCTAAGTCCATATAATTAGCGAGTATTTGATTTTGGAAATCATTTCTACTCTGTGCTTCGGATTGTGCGGTTAAACCTTCTTGTCTAATTTGTTCTTGTCTTGCTAAATCATCTTGTCTAATTTGGTCTGCACGTGATATTTCTGATTGATAACGTTGATTCTCTAAAAGTGCCTGTAGTTCTTGCGCTCTTTGACTAGCGATAACGCTTGCTTCTTCAAATCGTCCTTGACTCTCTAGGTTTGCTATTTCTTGATTGGCTGAATCAATTAGATTTTGTTGTTGTAAGTCGATGGAATTAAGTCTATTTGCGCCGGCTGTTTGAGTTTCAAGTGCCGCTATTCTACCGACTCCACCTCTGTCACCCAAGTTAGCGTTACGTTCTAGCGTTGATCTCAATTGTTGCTCTCGTGTGAGTTCTGATTGCGCTCTTAACGGGTCGTATCTTTGCTGTGCGCCACCTATGATATCTCGTTGACCTTGCGTAGCCCTTGCGATATTCGCTCTAATTTGAGCCACCAGTGCGTCAGTTTGACCTTTGTACATATCAGAAATCATGCCGTTTTGATTAGTAGGTTGTAGTGTTTGTTGCATAGTTTGATTAATACCCGATGTAGGTTGTACCGTTTGAGTAGGTGCAGGAATTTTTGCACCAACGCCAACTCCGGGAGTAAATGTGCCTTGTTCTCCACGCCTTGCCATTTCTATTAGTTTAGACATTTCGTCCTGTGTGGGAATAGTAGTAGAGAAACCCTCTGCTTGTTTTTGTGCAACAAAGTTAGGATTAACGCTTGCTATTCCGTCACCTGTCCACATCTTAACAAAGTCAGAACCCTTTACAGGTGCAGTCGATGGTTGTTTTGATGCTCTTAGTTGCTCTGCCCTAGCTGTCGAATCAACATTCGCTTGCGCTAAGAATTGCTTTGAATATTGATCTGGCGTTATTGCTTTTCTCGCTAGAGCATCATTTAACGCTTGAAGTTCTTTTGATACTGCCATATTACTACCTCCTTTAGTATGTGAAACAAGGGGTATTTCTACCCCTATATTTATCACACAATTAAATCTTCTCTACCTTGCTCTGTCAAGTAAGCATCAATCTCTGCTTTGAAATCAGGTCTACGCTCAATTACAAATGCGTATGTGTATTTTTCTGCGATGATAAAATCGCCAAATAGTTTTCCCCACATTATAACATACCTCCTTGATTAAGTGCTAGGTCTGCGACCATGAGTTTCAGTTGTTCGATTTCATTATCGACAGCATTCTTAGGTATATCAACAAATATGGGTTCGTGAGGATTTTTTGTTGTATCAATTTTTGTAACCATCTTTTCAACAGGTACTGATACCCTTAAGAATGGTACACCAACAGGTTCGGATACTGAACCAGACCCATTAAAAAATATTGTACCTTCACTATCATAAATTATTAAATATTCCATATAAACCTCCTAATTATTCGTAAGCGAACCACAAACACCCAGGACCATATTGTTGACCACTAGGTATTCTAAACCCGGTTGAGTTTACATAAGCATTACCACCAAGTCTAAAGAAATAAGTACCACCCTCATTGCTAACATTATACACTTTTGTACCGTAGTCATCATATTTCCTCTGTTGTGCTGTGTAAAGATTAAAACCAGATGAAGGGTCATTTGAGTTTATTGTGATTATTACAGATGGTGTAAATGTTAAACCGGACACTTGTGCCCAGTTTGCCCAACCAATAGAATTACCAGATTCATTTATGGCTGTATAAGCACCATTAACAAAAAGATCGAGTGTGCCAGAAGCAAATTTTTTACCTTGAACTAAATTTCCAACCACATTGAAAATATTCACACCACTCTTGATATTTTCCGCAACCAAGTCAGCATCACCGGCAATCGTCTGTGTGCCAGACAAGTATTGTCCAGATGCTATTGTTTGATTTGTTGTACCAGGAGTGAATGTTTGAGAACTTTTTGAAGGAATTGTTCCAACACGTTCAACACCATCAGCCCAACCTCTGTACCCACTAAGCAATTGAGAACCACTTGTGAGAGTACCAGAAGACGTATCAACAACATTACTATTTCCTGCTACACCAAATATATTAGCACCTGATCTTATGTTTCCAGAAACCAAATCAGCATCACCTGATATTGTTTGAACACCAGATAAATATTGACCAGACCCTATTGTTTGATTTGTAGTTCCAGGTGTAAATGTTTGTGCAGTCTTACTTGGTATAGTACCGGTTTGTTTTGTATATGTGTTTGAGTAAAAATCTATTCCTGCTAATACTTGAGAAGTTAATGCATTACCACTTAATGGTGGTCTAGGGTTAACTGTTACACCTGAATAATATCCAGATCCAGATGTTTGTGTGGAATCTGTTGGAGTGAATGTTACAGCTCCATTATCAGGCATTGTACCAGTTAAAACAACTTGTCCATCTTTAGAGAATGTTCTACTAACCAATACGTGATTCACTTCTGCTGTTAATGGTGGATCTATAATTGTTTCAATTGAATCAATATTTGTAGCCATTACTGCAAATTCGGCATCGCTATCCGTTGGTACACCTTTGCCAGTGATAGCGGATGCGATAGAAGCTTTTCCATCACTGACAGATTGAAAAAGTAAAGGCATGTCTACTTCAAGAGCGGCAACCCTTGGTTTGATAGAACCTACTTCATCAGACAGTTTCACATCAGAAATAGAACCATCAGGAATAAGTCCTGCTTGTGCATCATTTATTCTATCTCTTAATACAACCATTACATCATTAACGTTACTTCCAACAACACCACCTACATTAGCACCAACTAAATGAGCACCAGTAGCATCTAATGCTTCTGAGTTTATTGCAGTTTTAGTATAATGATTTGCATTAATTTCTGTCTCAGTATAATACCTGTTATCAAGCTGACCATTGTTAAGTTCAGTTTCGGTATAATACCTTCCGTCATGGTCAGAAGATGATTTATGTGTATTGAGGTTATTGTCTCTTGTAGTAAGTAAAGCATTCACCTCAGTTTCAGTATAATACCTTCCGTCATGATCTGAACTTGTTTTATGTGTGTTTAGATTAGTTTGTACTGTGTCAACTTGTGATTTTTGTGGCGCTTGTGTTGATGTTGTAGCAACCGGAACAATCGGACTTGATGAAAATGTTTTGACTCCTGCTATAGTCTGATTTCCTGTAAGTTTTACATTTTGAACGTCTAATGTGTCCACTTGTCCTTTGTTTGTTGCTTGTGTTGACGTGGTTGCACTCGGAACTACCGGACTCGATGAAAAGGTCTTAATTCCTGCTACCGTTTGGTTACCTGTGAGTTTTACGTTGTTTACTGTGTCAAATGTTTTGAGTTCTTCAAGTACACCTTGTACTGTGTTAGCAGTTCCACCACTTATAGGCGTAGCACCTACGTTATCGGCACCACTTGCGCCGTCTGCAATGGAAATTAGAGGTGTGGTTACGTTGTCGAACACCTCTTGTATTGAATCATCTATTTGTTTCCTTATTGCTGCTTCGCTTTCCGGTTTTGTTGGGCTATAAACATTGCTCTTTAAATCTTTTGTTCTTGCGTTAAAAGCCATATTGACCTCCTAAAATCATTTTATCTGTTTTTTGATAAGGTATTGCCATTTCATAAACTGTATATTGATTGTCTTTCCGGCTTCTGAATTACTGAACTCTACCGCAAAGTATTGTATGTTTTTCAAGCTAGGTCTTAATGGCCATATATAAAGCGGTCCCATTACGCCCCAAGTGAAATCATCCCATAAAAATGTATCCCATGCGAATGATCCTACCTCTATTGGTTCAATCTCTACCTCGCCTAATAAATCATCGTTGGTAAAGTACGTCACGTTGTACTGTGTACGCCTATCTCCTCTTACCCCTATTATACCATTAATTACGGTAAATTCATAGAGTCCACCACCTATCAAACGGTACGGATAACGATAAACTGCTTCATATCCTACACTGAAATCATAGTATTGTTCGTTATCATAAATGGTGTGGAATTGTACGGTTTTTCCTGTATCTCTTTTGATGTAATACAACTCGTCACCATTTTTTATAAACGCTTCTGCGTTGATGTTATCGAAATACCACCATGAGAGTCTTTTTGCGTTATCGTCCGGGTTACCTGTATCATAATAAGGTGCTATGAAGTAGTCCCACAAGTAAACCTTGTCATTAACGCATATCCAGTATTTACCCTCGTACTCTAAAGATGTTGCGCTTGTCAAGTTGGTTTCTTTCAAAAGTCTTGCATTGATGTTGCGACCGATGGAAAAAACAGATCTCTGATTGCTTACGTTAGTGGACTGTACTATACAAGGTCCAAACTCTGTCGAAAGGAACACTGTCGCATTGTTTACCGTTTGAATCGTCCAAGGACAGTCACAACCGAACACGTCACTAATTGGGTATGAGTTGAAAACTCCGATAGTTCCGTTAAAGAAATACTCAACGCCATAAACTTCACGCTCTTTAATAACAAGTAACACGTTTTGTTGTTTTCCGAATCCTGTGATGTTCTCGTCACTAAGTCCAACGATGTTAAAATTACTTAATGGAAAATACGTAGGATCAACTCCGTTTGCACTGATTCCAGTCCAGTAGTAAAATCCTGTTCCGTTGTTTCCAAAGAATAACCTATTATCGTTTTGACCACCAAAAGGAATGATTGACAAACAATCTAGTATTGAATCAATATCATCTTGCTCTGTCTTGTACGCTGTGACTATTACGTTATTCGTTCCAAGTGCAGGTGCTACGCCGAAAGTAACAACCCCTGTGGTACGGTTTACTGTAAAGTCCACACCTTCTGTTTTTGCAACGCCACCTACCGTGATAGTAACCGTTGTTAAGTCTAGGTCTGTATCTGTTAAAGTATAAACCGTTGCCGCGCCGTCACCGCTAAAGTTATTCTTGAATCCTGCACCAAGTCTGTTGTAATCTTCCAGTAAGTCCCCACCACCTGTAGGCGTTCTGTTTATAATAATTGTAGGGATATAAGGTACAACCTCGCCTGCTGTGGTTCCGTCAAACTGTACATAATGCCCGGCTTGTTTTAGATAGATGTTCTCACCAAACTTAAAGATACGCGACTTCACATCACTAAGTCCGCTAAATTCCTCTGTAACAACCCCCGCTGTGGTCTGTGAGTAGAGTTTTGTACCACTGTGTTTGATTATCTCTCCTTTGTACAAATAACGATACGCCGAATGTCCGAGTGGTTCAACGACTTCCATTTCATCTAGGAAATCTTGCCCCCATCTTTTGTCGAGTTCGCCGTCTTTGTACCAAACGTTCAAACATTTGTTTGTTTTGTTTTCAGGTAACTCAAATTCCGTACCATCCAAATCTAAACCCCCATTTAAAGGGTAATCTTTATCAGGCCAATATTCCGGCTTTGGTGTTTTAGGTTGTGAAAAGTTAGGTACTATAAATGCCATGTTGTCCTCCTATCCTATGGAAAACACCGTTTGTATTTTATTCTCTATAGGCTGTTCTTTCTGTGAAACGTTCTGAATTTTCTCTACATAGAGCGACCTGATCCAACTTGATAACGATGGATTGTCTGCGGCTGTCGCCATGATTGCACACTGTAGTGCCACAAGTTCAAACGCTTTTTCTTCTACTTCTAAAATTGTGTTGTCAGGTGCGTCCGGTGCAATGTAAGCCGGGTATCTGTAATAGTGAATATCAAACGAACCTTTATCGTAGTAGTTTAATACTATTTTCTTGTTGTTCTCCCACTTGTGAGCAATGTAAGATTGGTATATTCTAGGGTCTGATTTGATGATAATAGAGTCAAACTCTAAAAAGTCTGACGGCATGTCATATGTCAAGAACGGTTGGTATTCAGGTACATCTGCTTCGAGTGGGAACGCATAGGCGTAAAAACCTGTGTTTCTTTTGTTGAATGGATATAAGCTTGAAAATGTAATTTCTACCGTGTCTGTAGACGTTGCGCCTGTTAGTCTTTTATACGCCGTAAATTGACGTTTAACAGTATTTGATATGGTTTCGATTGTTACCCCATTAACCTTGATAACTACCGTACAAACGTTGTCTACCTCGAAATACATGGACTTACACCCTGTGAACGTATACACTTTGGGTTTATCCGGTAAAATAAGTTCAATATCAAACCCATTGAACAACCCTTCCATATTTTGTACTGCATTTTGTGTTACTGTGAATACTGCTGGGATTTTGATAATGCCTGCAATATATTTTTGCGCTGAATCCAAGAATTGATTGAATTTAGTTCTATAATCTGCGTTCTTTGAAGGGGCAATATCAACACCCTTCTTTGAATATTCATCTATTAAATTTAACAGATAATTCTGTGCGTCTAATTTAGTGTTCATTTTTCACCTCTATATATCTTCGTAAAAATCAAATTGGATACTAAAGCGGACACAAATTTATCATGTAGTATTTGTGATATGCTCATAGCCTGCCCTCCTCTTTAAAAAAGAGGATTGACCATTTGGCTAATCCTCTTATGTTCTAAACTTTAAGTTCTACAGTATGATTCATTCTTTTTTTGGCGGAGTTGGTTTCTCTCACCGATTTTTTCCAGTTGTCATGAACCGATTTAGGTACTTTTAATACCTTGTCAACTCCAAGGATGATCTGATTTCCATTCAAACACGTGATGTGATGGTTTACCGGGTTTTGTTCATCGTATGGGATTTCCATTTCTACCAAATCTTCACCGATAAAAGTCAAATTGTGTGTTTCTGCTGTAAATTCTCCCCATTTTGGAGTGTCTTTCGTGATTTTCATGTGGTCCTCCTTTTGCTCTACGGCAATTGTTTGTTTTACTTGTTCTTTTGGTTTGTTCGGTATACCTTTGGGCATAAATTACCTCTTTCTTAAAAGAAAAAGGGGATTTTACTCCCCTCTATTTGATTATACATTCAAGAATTCGAGACGTAAAATTGCTAATTCTTGAAGTCTGGCAGTTGTAAACGTTGATTTCCAAGCAACAGTTGAATATTGCTTAAGTGGGTTTTCTGTTGAACCATCAGTGTAAACTAAGATTTCCGGCTTAGATGAACCTGCAACATCAGGAATACCAAATGCGCCTTCTCCAATAATAAGCATTGATTTACCTGCAAGGTTTCCACCTGCACCACCGTCTGCGAATGTAGCTGCTGTATTAGCTTCGATAAAGTAAATGCCGTACATTTGACCCACGATACCTGCTTCTCTATTCTTAACGTCTACGTAAGTGTTTTGGTCTTTCCACTCTTGCAAGTTAAAAATAGTTGTTGCTGTATCAGGGTGAATAAATGCAACATAACCCATCATACCGTTAGGAAGTTTAATCATTTTGACATTGTTCTTTTTCATTGTTGCTCTTGCTTTTTGAATTTCAGTAGTTGTTAATACGTCACCTGCTGCTAACAATGCTCTAGTTGCTTTAGAGTTAGCAAATTGAGTGTTTGTACCTGCGAGTAAAATATCTCTTACTACGATATCCATTGATAAGCCTGCATGATCACCAAACATTGACGCTACTTCTGTTACTAGTGGGTCAAGGCCTGTCATGTCTAGCAAGTCAGTAATCTTAGTGAATGTACCAAATTGTTGTACAGTTGCTGATACTTTGTTCACTGTGAGATCGATTCCGTCCGGTGTAATACCTTCTGTCAATGCTGTAGAAGTTACTGCCGGCATTTCTAATCTTCTCCATGAAGTTGTTGCGCCTGCGTTCTTAGGAATCGGAGTCTTTTTACCGTAAGGCATATAAACAACAGAATTCATAAGTGCTTCAAGTAATGTGCGTTGGTAAAATTCTGCGTTCTCGTTAGTTAATCTGTTGTTACCTGCATCTGAAGGCGTGGTATACGTTTGTAATTTAGTAGCCATAGTTGTATCTCCTTATATGGGTTTTTATTTCTTTCGCCCCATAAGTACATCTTCTTTGTACTTTGCAAATTCTTCTGAACTCATGGTAGAGAAAGAATGGGGTTTATCATCACCACCACTGTTATCGAGTGCGCCGGGCGATGAATTACTCAACATTTCAGTTTTTTTAAGTGTATCCAACCTAACCTTTTCAGCTTCCTTTTGAATGATCTGCTTTCTGTTTGCCAAGAAATACGCTTCCGATAAAGTTTTACCTTGCTCAATTTGTTTAATGATACTGTCTGCGTTTTCAAGTTTCGCTATATCGTCTAAGGATTTGATGGAAACATCAATGTCTAAATCTTTCAAATCATCGTTAAGTTGTTTCAGTTGGTTCTGTGTATAGGTTTCAGTTTTAATCTTCTTTAGTTCTTGAAAGTCAGGATCATTTTCTTTTAGTTTGGAATAGATTTCTTTAGGATCTACTTCGTCTTGCTTCAAACGTTCTAACATTTCTGCTTCTTGTTGCTCTCTGACTGCTTTTTCATAATCAGCCTTGGAATGAATGTTGTGAGATTCTCCGTACATTTGAGAATATTCTTTGTCGATTGCTTCTTGCTTCTCTCTCTCGTACTTCAATCGAATCTCTTTAAACTTTGCATTTTCCTCCGGCGATTGTTCCACTTCTGTTTTCTCAACCGTATCGGGTGCGACTTCCGATGGTACGCTTTCAGTTGTTTCCACTTCTGTAGGTTCTTGAGGGGTTACGACTTCCTTGACTTCTGCGTTTACAGAATTTTCATTTTTTAACATATAATTCTCCTTTCCCTCTTGGGGATAATATAAAAACGCCTTGAAATTAATCAAGACGCTTCAAGCGTTCGGTTATTTAGTTGTGTTTCTTTTAGTAATATTTAACATTCTCGTTTCAATGCTTTTCTGTTTAGACTCTTTAAATATTTTATATATTTCATCTGTTGGTTCAAGTTGTTTGACTTCAACTATGGAATCATATTCGTATACAGATAAACCATTTTTTAATATTTCTTCTTCTGAATAAAATTGATTGTCAGTATCAAAATTGCTATTTCTTGATATCATGAATCTTCTCATATGCACCTCCTAGGGTATCTACTCGAATACTTTCACGTCCTTAACCTTTGCTTTGTCCTCTGATTTACAATGGTGTTGTGTTTCGATCTCAATTTTACCTTGAGTAACTTCACCATCGTCAGAATACTTAAAAAGCAATTTGTTACACTTCGGGCATCTATGTTCTTTCATCCGTCACCTCTCACATACATTATACCATTTTTATTACGGAATAGCAAAAACTTTTGCACCTCTAAACGGTAAATGGTTCGACTGTTTCAATAGATGTTTGTTCCACCTTCTCCGGGTTGGTTAAATCTGCCCCTGCGTAACGCTCACACGATTTATTTGAGCACACCCATTGTTCTATACGTTGTACCTCTGTAGTGCCTACATCGGACTTGTAGCCGTCCTTAGCACGTACTAATCTTAAACCACATTTAGAGCATTTCATTAGATGCCTCCTATTCCTTGTAATAATGATGGATCATTCATGACTGCTTGTTGTTCTTCCGGTGTCAATTGTGCCATTATCTCGCCCATGTTGATACCCGGTTGCTGAACCTGTGGTCCTATTGGCTGATTCTGTTGCATTTCTGCTTGCATTTCCTGTTGCTCAATCACCTTCTGTTCTTCTTCCTCAAAGTCTGATTTCATTTCCGGTGGTACAACATTATTCGGTGCATACTTGACATACTGATACTTTGTTATATCGCCTTTGGTGTATAAACCCTCTACGAATGAAAATTGTAACGATTCTGAATAATCCCCACCCGGTCCAACATCGATGGTCATGCCGAAATCCATATCTTTGTATTCGCTAGGTGTAATTCTCTTAGCGGTCTTTAATCCTTTTGAATCCTCTTTTACTATGGTACGTTCCATAATATAGTAACACTTGTAGAAGTTTTCCCAAATCTTGCCGATACGCTTACTAGATGCAAACAATTGTTTCATAGCGTAATCATTCGGTTTCTTCGCTTGGTTCTGTAGTGCGATGATAGCCGATGCAGCCATATTTGCCCCAAGTGCTTCACCACTGATAGTTTGATCAGATCCAGTTGTTTGTCTTAGTGTAGCAGTCAAATTATCAATAAGTGCCTGCGGTGCATTAGAAAAGTTCGGTGGTTGCATAAACTTAACCGAATCCGCTGGGTTTCCGTTGTCGTGGTCTGTTATAACCTCGCCGGGGTTGTTTGTAATTGCTTGTAATAACGCCCCTGCTTTGGCTAGAATCTTAGGCCATGCGGTTTGTTGTACTCCGTATGCAATCATAGAGTAAAGGAAGTTAATAGCTTTCTGAACAGATATAGCATCTTCAATTGCACTTCTACCATATGACGATTTGTTTCTAGGTTCAAATGTTAGGAACTCTACAGGGTATACTTTGAATTTTGTTTCCGTTGGGGATAGTCTGCGCTTCTTCTGTATAGTTGCGCCTGCACATACTTTAATCCACCACACCTCACCATTCTCTTTATAGTACATGGTATAAGCTACGGTTTTGTTTGGTTGTTCAAGATCAATTTTGCCATTTTCGTATTCTTCGTCATTGTCCACGTTTGGCACAATGTTCATGTAGTTTTCGCCGTGTTTCTTTGCATACTCTTTTAGTTTGTCGGTATCTTCGTAAGTTCTAACGAGTATCCATTTTTGTTTGTTGAGCTCATGAGATTTCAATTGCGGGTTGGCAAGTGCAACATCTAGTGCGTCAATCGTATGACCGCATATCTTGCCCTTTGTCGGGTTCTTCTTTGTGCCTGAATACTTTTCATCAAAGTAGTAATGATAAACCCCTGTGCCTATCGTCAAAGCATCATCAACCGCATCATTGTTGAGTTGGTCTTGATCTACATCATCCCATGTGTTTTGCGTGAGTGTGGTGTAATCGTCAGCACTTTTGATCATGCTCTCATCGACTTCTTCACCCTCTAAAGACGCTTCTGGATTAAATACAATCTTAATGGATTGCGACAAGATGTTTGACTTCCGGTTGTTAATAATAAAGTTACATTGATTCAGTGTAATGAATGTGAAGTTCTTCCATTTTGCTACCGCTGAACGTGGCCACTGTATACCCTCTTTAAAGTTCATCAGTTCTGGCCATTTAGCAATAAACCCTGCTTTGTTCTTATAATTCTTGTCACGTTTCCAATTTTCTATAATTGCCGATGGTGTTAAATTGCGATCATCCATCTTAACCCCCCATTATATCTGATAACATTTCGCTTGTGAGATTATTTACCTTCTCGACTTCTTTTCTCTCTCGTTCTTTATCTATACGTTCAAACACGTTTAACTCCGGTGCTACCTCTTTGTTGATTAATACTTGATACTTTAGTCCTAGTTGTAATGTCTTTGTCGCTACAAATGCGCCTAGCCCAAAAGATAGAAGCATGGATAACACTATCAATATTGTAATCATTTAAACCTCCTCAAAAGTTAATGTAACGCTTCCATCGTTGTTATATTTTTTAATTGCCACAACTCCATTTAATTCGTTGTTTAATTCTTCTTTACTTATATTTAGTGGTTCTAAGTTAGTTTTTCTTGCAAACGCTCTTAGTGCAGCATATTCTAGTTGATTAGGCGTAATGTCTACCATTCCTGTACCCTCCTATCCATATATCAAGTATCCATCACAAGTTAAACCATGAATTTTGAAACCTTTTTCATCAACTCCATTTAACAATACATTTTCCACTTCTTCAAACACACAATAATTATTGTCAAAAATAAACACTTTCTTATCTTGATCTAATTTTTCCAATAACTCAATTAATTCCTTTACTACCATTCTTGAAGTCCTCCCCCTGTATTGGTGTAGTCGGTGAATAAAAAGTTTTCCGGTTGGTGTCTAACGTTTAATTTTGCATTTGGTGATGGTCTGCCTGCAAAGAATCCTCTGAATGCGTCTGGTGCATGCGTTAACTCGTGAGGTTCATTTGCTACATCGTTAGGGTCACGTTCTGATCGTTTAATTTGTGATAAACATCTGATTAGATTTGTACAGTTAGAAAATATCTGAACATTAGCAGTCAATATGCCTTGTTCGTCCTCGAATGGTTTCATCCACTCTTTCACGTTAAGCCAACCTTGTACCCTGTTATTATTAGTCTTGGTAAACCTTATGCCATTGTCAACGAATATTTCTGCTGCGCTCTTGCCTGTTTCCTGTCTACGGTTCCACATATCCGGTGGTGCAAAGTATTGATGTATAGATTCATTTGTCAACTTTCTTATTTCTTTTGCTGCGTCCGATATAATCAAATCACTCTTGTATACTTCTTTATAGAAAAATGCTTTGTTGTTATCGCTTAACGCTATCCAGTAGCCTGCCAACATATCAAGTCCATAATCCATTACAAAATATCTGCGCCAGTATTCTGGTATCACAAAAGGTTCAACAACATGTATATGCCTTTCAAACTCATTGAAATAAACTCCACCACTTTTTATGAATCTCGCTTCTCCAAGTTGCTTATATTTATCCGGATCAGTTTTCTTATATATCTCAATTGCTGCTCTTTGTATTCCGTTTAAGTTGGGGTTATCAAAATGAGTGGATAATACCACAAGCACATTTATTGATAGTTGTATTTCTTTTCCTTCTTCGTCCACTGTATCAACTTTGAAATGTCTTTCAAATACTTTAGGTCTGTTACTGTTAGGAAAATACTCCAACACTTTATCCGGCGGTTTCTCTACCAATTCAGTATTAGCAAAACAATATTCATTTACCGGGTTCAATAGAATATCTAAACGTCTGTCACTCTCAACCTTTCCCCTCAATTGTTGTATTAACGCTAAAAAGTCGTCAAAGGTCATCCATTCCCCTTCTTCGACAACTATCTTTGTTACTTGGTCAATATTCTTAACGTCTTTCTTTTGCTGATCTGTTTTGTATCCTCTAAATAGTACAGAGTTTCCATTGATGGTGTTTGTTATTTTTGTGCTACTGGTGGTTATATTATATGCAGGCGTGTGTCCAAACTGTTCAATTTTATCAACCAACCCTGCATAGTAGCCGTCTGATCCACCTTTGTCTAAATCTTGTATGATTAGTAGTTTATAATCTTTTTTACTCGCAAGGTTTGCAGCTTCTTCAATTTGACTATTGTAAGATTTCCCGGAATATCTCCCACCGATTTCGACTATAGCATCATATTCAGAACCCAAAACATAATTAAAATATAACGGCGTTAACTTTATTTCTTTTGTTTTTTTACTCATTTAGCATCAATCCTCATTTTCGTGTGTCTAAACTCGTGTTTTTCTGATACAAACATAGTAAAAAGTTTAGTACAGGTGTTACTTTGTAAGAATTATTGTAGGCATTTCTATTTTACCACTATGTTCAACTTTATCTGTAAACATACCTAAGTGTTTACCTATCTTTTCGAGTGCAACCATTTTATCATGTAATTTAAATTTTAACGTTCCATCTCTCGATATGCTTACTTCCCCAATCATAGTCCCATCAACCATTTCAGATTCTTTCAATTGGACAACTGTCCGATAGTCCGTTACAGGTTCGCCATCTTCGTAAGCTACAACCGATAGATCAGTTTTATATTCAAGAAAATCCTTTATATCTGCAAATGCTACTTTTTTAAGTTCTCTAACCACTTCTTCAACTGTAACTATGCAATCTTCTTCTAATCTTTGTGTTATTTTACCCTTTAATTCGTCATACCTTGCCCGTATGTTGTCCTGTGCCATGAGTTTAGAAGCCTTCTCGATAATTGTCTTGTCTGCCATGTTTTTCGTGCTGTAGGCGTGTCTATAGGCGTCTGCTTGTGTGCTACCTTTAACAACTCTATATATAAATTCTTCTTGTCTATCTGTTAATCTGCTTCTTGTAGGTTTCTTCTTTGTTGGTCCTTTGTTTTTGTTAGTCATTTCAATACCTCCTATCTTTGTTGTTTTGGTTCAACCGTTCCTGGAGTTGTTGTTATTGTTGGTTTCTCCGGACTAACCATAGTATCATACATTCTTATTAGTGTTAGTGCATAATCAATTTGTACGTCTGTTATTGGGTTTGTTCTAAGTATCTTTAACGCTAATTTCTGACATTCTATTGCTATTTCATTAGATAGGTTTCTTTCTTCTTGTTTAGTCATGGGATCTAGTCCTCCTTAAAGTTTAATTGCACAATATAAATTTACTAACCCTGTCAACATTAACATTGCTATAATCAATGGTTTATCTGACATTATACTCATTCCTAAAGTAATACCAAAGGCTATATAGTTAAGTTTGTAATATTTGTTGTGTTTCATGGGGTCTTGCCCTCCTTTGTATACCTACATTATACCATGTTTGAAAACTTTTTCATATTATTTTCATAAAACCTGTTGACACCTTCGTAATTGCGTAGTATAATTAACTTATCAGATGGCGGTAAGCCACATAGGAGGTAATAAGATGAACATTAAAGAAATCAAGCAAGCAATTGAAATTCAAAAAGAAATCAACATTAAATTATATAAATCAATTCCATGTGCATCACGTCAAGATCCATTAAACGAAAAAGCAGAACCAATATTAATTGAATGGCGCAATGGTAGCAAAGAATTAAAAAGACTTGAAAGCGAATTAAGAAAACTTGAAATGGTACAACCTAAAACAGGACAATCAATTAATAAAACATTTGTAAACTCATACGGTGAAGCAACCAAAAGAGAAATCACATCAACAAGTTACAATAATTCAAGTAAAAAACTAAACAAAGAAATTTTATCATTTATCGGTTCTCGATAATCCATAAATCGAGTTGGAGGATATTATGGAAAGAAGATTTGAAACTGGTCAAGACTTAGCTAATCACATTAAAAATTATATCAATCAAGATGTTAAAGTTAGCGACACTGTAAAATGTAAACCGTCTAAAGGTATTGTATATATGGAAATACCAAACGTTACTCCGATATGGTCTGAACTTCATAGACTTGGAATAAAAACAGAATCACACACTAAAGATCGTTACTTTGTTTACTTAGTATAATTAGAAAGGTGGATATTATGAAAATAGGTTTTGTTGTAAGACACGAAATAGCTACTAATGAAGCTAAAGACAATGCAGAACAGTATTGCGGCAACCCTGAATGTGATAAACTTATTGAGGATCCTGATTGGGATTTCTGTCCTTTCTGTGGTTGCAAGTTTTTATCAAAAGAAGAAAGCAAAATAATTATAGTTGAAAACCAAATAGTGTATGCAATATATGTTGGTGGATACTCGCAATTGGGTTATAACAATATTAAAACAGAAGAACAAGCTCTTAATATCGCGTTTAGAATAAAAGAAAAATATCCTAAAGAATATGTAGAAGTAAAACAGGTTTCAATTGGTGGTAATCATGAATAAGAATAAATTGTATTGGTCAACAATGGGTATCGAACCATCTGATAAATCAGTTAAGCAAGAAAAATTTGAAGAACTTGAAAAGCAACTCCGTATAATGATGAATATGTTTGATAGTGATGAAGTGTTAACAGTAGTTAGAAAAGTATATAGAGAGGTGAAATCATGTTAGATAAAGTTGTTACAGTTCAAGAAGCTGCAATCATTAAAAAAGTATCCGTTCGGGCGATCCAACAACAATGTGAAAAAGGTAAGTTAGTTTGTCGCAAGGCATACGGTACATGGTTAATATTAAAATCCTCTTTATAGGGGATTTTTTTAGTTAAGCGTATCGCCGTAACTCTCAATAGCTTCTTTGCCTATTATATAAATAATCCCTCCGTCAGCTTCCTCAAATTCTTCTACCGGTTCATCATCGTCAAACCCTTCAAATTCGTTTAGAAGGTCATAGAGCATCTTTTTATAATCTCTTATAGTCATTTATCCCCCATTGTAATTAAAGTTTGTATAGTTGAATATAGTATAACCAATTATTAAACTTGCATCAAAACAACTGTCGATACCTTTTCTCGCTTTGTTCCAATGAAAATATATTCTAGGTTTATTTCCATTTTCTTTCCATGACTTTTTGTAATTGATTATGCTAAACTGTTTTTCTTTCCACCACTTTTGGAATATTTTTTTCATTCTATCCCCTCTTTCCGCATAAGTTACATATGTCCTCACGCTTCACATTTCCGCAGTACGTGCAGTTCTCTTTATACCCATGATTATATGCCGTACAGTTTTTAATGTGTCTGTTGCCTTCATAACACTCGTGGCACCTGTCGCAGTTAATACGGTCTATGCAGTTATGGCATGTACAATCTTTACAATACCGATCCATTATCACACCTCTTTTGCTTGTTCTATACGCTCTTTTGCTATGTTGTAATAGGTTTCATCTAGTTCTATACCGATGAAATCAAACGCGGTTTCAATACAAGCTTCCCCTACTGTTCCAGTCCCCATAAAAGGGTCTAATATTATTCCACTATCAAATGGTAATGAGTTAATACATCTAGTCGGCATATCAATATGAAATGTTGCTGGATGCCCAGACTGTTTCCTTGAAACTTTTTTCATTTCCCATACGTCCGTAAAGCATTCTTTGTTGTTTAACTTAAAATCTTTATTCTTAGTTAAAACAAATATTAATTCATGTACTGGGAAAAATCTTCTTTTATCTACATTTGGAGTTGATTTTAAATTCATTATAATAACTTGCATCACATTAAATTCACTTTTAGAAATCCACTCAAAAGGACTAATAACATTTCCTTTAACAATTCTGTTTTTATGATTATAAAACATCACACCATAATCGCTTAATACATTATATGCTTTTTCCAAGAAATTAATTTGGAAATTTTGATAGTCTTGTTCGTCTTGATTGTCATTGTATACACCATAGTCCCCATAAGTAACTCTTTTACCATTTACAAAAGTATGAAAATCTCCACCTAAATTATAAGGCGGTGAAGTGATGATTGCGTTAACCTTTACACCCTCTTCAATTAATCTATCCATTACTTCTAAACAATCTCCATTGTATAATTGTATATCCATTATCACACCTTCTTATTTATGTACTGTTGTTTCCTAATTATTTTCAATTCGCTTATCTCTTTTTGAGTCAAGATACGTTGGGCAGCGATTAAAAAATATTCTCTTGATGGTAACAATCCTTTGACCAAAAGTTTCTTTAGCATCTCACAACCGTTTCTATGTGAAAAATGTGCGTGGTTCTCTCTACCTTTTACATGAACTATATAACCAGTGTGTACTTTTTTTATGATAATGTCATGTTCAGATATATGATCACCACCTTATAAAATGCCTTTATAACCGGATTCTTTTAGCATTGTATCAATTATTTCTTCGGAGTGAAATTTTCCTTGCCTTTGTTTTTCTATCTCATTAGCTTCTTGCTTTGTAAAATCTTTTGTTTCAATAACTTTTTCTTCCATCTTAGCACTCCTTGTAAAAATATTTAAAAACATGTGTCTGTTGAAAAACAGACTTATTTGTTTTTGTTATTATTAAAGATTGTTATTATTAAAAACTGTTATTATTATAGGTGCTATTTTGTCACTGTGCCAAATTACCACTGCGCCTTTTTGCCGTGATGCCTTTTTGGTACTATGGCTACTTCAATATGATGTAATGATTATTTGCAAATTGACTTGTTTTGGTATATCTATACTTTTCTATCTCAATGTATTCGTTATCAACCAATACTTTTATATGCTTTCTTAATCTTCTTTTCTCTATCTGGAAATCATAACACATTTTGTCTATGCTTGGCCATGCTTCGTCTTTACCACCTGCAAAACTACACAAGTATGAATATATTGCTTTTGCTTCAATGGTTAAATTGCGGTCTTGCATGGCGTCTTTGGTTACAATTCCATAGCCTAGTTCTATGTTACGTTGAATCATATCAATACCTCCCGAAAGGTAATCATAATTGCTATGGTAATCTGATATTCGGGTATCAGAAAGTCCGCCGACCTGTCCCATAGCAATTACTGTTTTAAGTTGTCCGGTTTTACAGTTCCGGAAACTGGCGTAATTCCAACCGCATTGTAACGCCTTCGGTCACCTTAATTATAGCATAATTATCAGACAATTGCAAGTAAATGTTGAAATATCAACGTTTTAAAAAGGCAAACTTGAATCATCCTCAATACTTTGGAAATCGTCAAACGATAGATCGTCTTTCTTTTCTTCTTTCTTCTCACCCCATTCTAAATACTCAACATGGTTTGCTAGAATTTCAGTGGTATAAACTGTATCGCCTTTTGTATTTTTGTAGCTGCCCGTTTGAATTGATCCACTTACTCCGACCAATCGACCCTTGTCTAAATACTGGCTTGCGTTCTCTGCTTGTTTCCCAAACACAACTACATTGATAAAATCTACTGTTGGTTTTCCTGCTGCTTCAAACTCTGCTTTCTTTTCTCTTGAAAGCCCCTTGTCAACAGCCACGCTAAATTTAGCAACTGCGCTGCCACTTCCAGGTATAAATCTTAAATCTACTTGACGCACAAGTCTGCCTATGATGTTTGCTTGATTCATCTAACTACCTCCGTTTATCCGTTTAAGTTCTCTGACCATTTCCTCATGTAGCATAACCATGTAATCATTCAATTCTCTTTGCTTGTCTATAACTTCTTGTTGCCTTGCTTCTTGTCTTGTTCCGTATCCTAGATTAGCCCATAGATTGCCTGTGAATACCAATAATATAAGCGTTAGTACAATGTTAAGATACATCATTCGCCCTCGCTTTCATCAATTTTGTGAGCATAAGCCCAGTGTTTGCAATTTCTCATAATCTGCATTGATTTAGGCATAATTGGATATCCTTCTTCAATGTTAAATCCATGATCCGCACAATACCTAACTTCATACAAATAATTCTCGTTTTGATTGATTTTACAAATGTTTCCTTTGTAGCTGTAATCATTGTGTTTACATGTAAAGCAAGTTCTAAGTTTTGGGTTATAAAAACAAATTCTTTCATGTTTATCCGCCTTTTCTTTTGACAAATAAGCATGCTTCTTAATAGGTTTGTGTTTGTCACAATACTCACAAATATACGCTTTGCGCTCGATCATCACTCACCTTTTACCTTTCTTAAATCGTCTGCCAGTTTTCTCATTTCGTTTTCAATGCGTTCAATTTCTATTTGTTGTGCCGTCTTTTCTGATCGCTTTGCAATAAGTGTTTCACCGTCCCATATTTCCATTACGTCAAACTTGTTAATTATACAATTCAATTCTTCTGTAAAATCAGTTAAAAATAAGTATTCTAAATTTTCTCTAAATATTTTTCGAATTTCTAATATTACATATCTTTCAATTCTATCCCTCATTACCACCTTCATTCCACTTTTCAACAATGACTTGTGTGGTTCTTTTACTACCATTTCAAATTTGCCATAACCTTGGTTTCTATAATTTAATTCTTCTAAAGAATCCCAACTTTGACTTTTCTTACCTCCTTCTAAATAAGTGTGTCCATTAATAAATTCATACACATTACCTTTTTTATAAACACTACCTTCCCACTCCAAACACCTTACTTTTCCATTTAACATTTATCTCACCATCCTTTGGTTTTCTTCGATGTTCTCAAGTGCTTTTTTTATTCCTCTTAGTTCCTGCCACGTCAAACTTAACCACATTGTAATTAATGTTGTTGCAACGAATACCAGTACATGACTCACGTTTTTCTCCTTTCAATAACTTCATACTCATTGGGTTCAAAATATTTTTCAATCTCATTCCCAAAACAATCAAACACTGTGCACTTATCATTTTTACCGATATACCCTCGCCAACCCTTATAGTCACCTTCTGTAATTGATATATAAGTCGGTGGCGCTTCATCCCGATTTGCTTTTTCATACTTCTTACGCTCGATAACACCTTTCGCTGATAACTGTTTGAGTACAAATTTAACCATTCCTGTAGTGAGTCCAGTCATTTCCGACAAGTCATTAAACGTCAAACCTTTTCTATAGACTCTGTATACAAGTGTTTCTGATTCTGTTAAAAGTTCTCTATCTTCGTATAGCGCAAGTCTTTTCAAAACTCTCAAAACATTGTTCAGGTCTTTACCGAGCGCATCGGCTACTTCTTGTGGTTCGGGTTTTCTTCCTAGATCAATTTTCAATTGCTGCATGGTATCAAATGTTTGTTTCTGAATACTTGTCATTGTTTGTTTTTCCTTTCAATGATAACCCGCGTTCTTTAAGCGCTGTTTTTATCTCTTGTAACCCTCTGCCACCCATGTTTCTTATTTTAATTAATTCAAACTCATATTTTTCTAAAAGTTCGCCAACCGTTTCAATCCCATTTCTTTTTAACAAGTGATATGTTTTGGCGCTAAAATCCATCGCTTCAACAGGCATTTTGTCATATTCATCAAAACCTAACTCAACCAATTCCAAATTCTGAATCACGTTCGGTATGTTGTACTCATACATCATCGTTTGCTGGTCGAAATATGCTGCTGCCGATAAATTCGCTGCCGGTCCTTTTACCGCTTGGTCTAAACATTTATGGTATAACCCTCTTGATACTTTGGCTGAATCCGTACAATACTTTAAAAAATCAGATACCTTTATATATTGTTCTTTCATATTCACACCCCTATGTTATCGAGTCCACAAGACACACATTCCGTGTCATCACCTATTGCGATACACCTGTAACCGAAATCGTCAAACGATTCCACGCCATATCCGACTTTTGGCGTATCGTGAAAATCCTTAACGTGTAGCTTTTCGCCATCTGATAAATACACATCAAGCGTTATCGGGTTTATTCCAACTATTTTAATCATTTTGCACCTCATCACAAACTTCAACTGATAACGACGTTGATTCCCCATGTTCATTTATAATGACATATACCGTATGGTCGCCCAATCCATATTCTTCGTGTTCGAATTGATAAACAACTTCGTACTCTTTTCCTTTTTCAAATATATAAGGCTTTTGGTCTTGCTCGTCACTTAAATCACCAATAAGATAATCATATCTCAATCTAACTTTCATTTGCCCACCCCTTCAAATAACTCTTTGTTATCCCATACGTAAATCATTTTATCTGTAATTTCCATCGGATCTGAATTGTCTAGCTTGATTTCTAATGTAGTCAATTCGTCCGTAATGCGCTCTACACGCTGTTTTAATTTTTCGTTGGTAGATTGTATCTCTTTTGCCGTTTCGTTCAACCTGTCAAGCGTCATGGCGGTAAAAACGATAAGTAAAACCAAAAGTATGATTAACATTATGAGTTTTTTCATTTTACGTCACCGAGTTTTGCGTATAAGTATCCTTTTGCTAAATATGCATCATTGTCTTTGCAACTCCATGAAGTTTTTCCATTTCCATAAGCATAAATTTTGCCTTCTGAAAACGATTCAAAATGAGCGTGTTCCCATTTTACATTATCAAAAGAGCCCAATATAGGCGTGTCAACTTCGACTTTGCTCCAGTCAACTTGTTCTTCAAAGTTCACATTTAACAATTCTTTTAAATGATAGCACTCACATATATCTTCTTGCGTTGAATCGTTTCGCCAAACGTCTTTTTCTCCAACTTTCCACACCATTTTATTTTCATCCACATAAACTTTTCTTTTTCCAAATTCAATTTCTGTTATTTTCATAGTCCTTGCCCTCCACTTCTAGTTTTAATTGAGTAATTAAAAATTCAATTAACGCTGATTCCGTTGTTCTTCTTTTTGCTGATTCAACTTTGATAAAGTGTTGTAGTTCTTTGTCGATGTAATACGTTTTCCTGCGATCCATTTAATCACCCCTTTTTATAAATCACTATATTGTATTTGACATATTATGTTGCAATCTTCTTGTATTTCTTCTTCAAATCTTCCTCTATTCGGATCTAATTCATCAAGATAAATACCATTTAAACAACTTGCTCCTATTAATCGTTCAAGTTTTGCTCTACTTTCAAATACATCAGGAAAGTCTTTTCGTATCTTGTTCCAGTAACCCATTCCTCCTTTCACACAACCTATGCAATTGTTGTTTCTATACCCTAAATCATACATGTAAGGTCTTTTTAACCCTAATTTATTAGCAATTGCGTGTACATCTTCTTTTTTTAGTTGAGCGTCAATCAAAGGAAACTCATGTTTAAACTCTGGCATGCTTTCAACTAATCTTTCTGCTCTATTTGTTTCGGTTAAATCAAATCCCCAAACGTAAGTTATCTCTTTATTTTTAAATTGCTTTTCCCACTCTTTTCTCACTCTTTTTTTAAGTGTTTTTGTACAGGTTGCCCCCGCTACACCATTTATATATTTAAATTGTCTTACTACTTCGTCAACATTTTTATACCTTGATTGCAATATTTCAATTTCTTTTCCAAGTAATTTTTCTGAATCTTTTAAAAATCTTAAAGTATCTTCGTGTTGGTCGTCAATGTGTATATAAACTATTTTATCAATGTCTTTTGATAAATATGCTGCTAAAAAACTTGAAACCCCAGCACTAAACCAAGCAATTTTTATTTTTTCTTTTTTCATTTAATCACCTCTTTCTACAATAATTCTATCACACTTGTTTAACTTGTGCAATACATTTATTCAAGTTTATTATAATTTTTCATCATTTTTTCAAGCGTCTTTGCCATTGTTTTCGATTGATGGTAGTATGTCTTTAAAAAATCGTATACATCAACTTTTTTAGTTGGTATAGTGTAACCATCTCCATCGTTAATTATTATATGACCTTGTTGTCTTAGTTTCTCTATGTACCTTCTCGATGTTCTGTCCGATTCACCCAAGAGAGAGGACAACTCTCCCCGGGTTACTTTTCTTTCGGATAGGATTTCTATAAGTTCTTGCATAACTCCTCCTTTATTTTGTTCCATCAAATATAACCAACATTAAATCTTGTTGTCCGTTTGCTTTAACATGTTTTACGTTTTGTGGAGGTTTTAAACCACTTAAATTTTCAAAATGCCAATTCACATACTCGCCTTTTGAATTAATCCCTATAAATGGCACCCTTCCTTTCAAAAATCTTATTTCTTTTGCAAAAGGTTTTATTTTTTCGTGAAACAACTTTGTTGATGTGCTTACAGGCAACAACATAACACACACTTTACCTTTTAAACTTTCATTTATAGCTTTTTCGACGAAAAGTGGTTTTAGTTTTCTGTCATACGGCGGGTTTATAAAATTGCTTTTTCCCCATTCTATTTTTAGTCCATCAAAACCATCGTTTACAAAACGCAACGGACACGGATCGAAATCAAAATTAAATTCTTTATTTAATTCATCGTAAAAATATTTTGGTGTACCCCAATCATCTTTATTAAAAAACCTATTTTTCATAACACCCTCCTAGTATTCCTTAACAGTTACCTTAACGCCATTGCCAACAAATTCATCGTCATGTTTAAATCTTACCGAATACCCTAGTACATGGTTACGGTCATCTTTTACTAACCACCCTAATTTTACAAGTGAATCAACTATTTCATTTATAATTTTATATGAATTTTCAATATCTGTTTTGTGTTCAAATGAGAACTCAATTATAACAGGTTTTTCAAAAGTTCTTTTAGGTATTTTCAAAAGTGACTCTTTAACATTTGGATTCCTTATATTTATTTTAAATTCCACTTTATACCTCCCAGATTACCACACCAAATTTGTACTCAACTAACTTTTTCTTTAGTTTGTATATATCTGTTTTAAACCCCTTAACGTCCTCTACAATCGTTTTGCCATTTTCAGTGTATCTAAAGTCTGCTATATACTTTATTGATCGTATAGTCTTACCTTCTCGCTTATATTTGGGTTGTATTTCAAATACTGGTTGTAGTTCTAATGATTGAATTATGTTTGCTTTTAGTAAGATACACAATTCGCCGTATCTATTAGCTTCTTTTTTAGAATCAAACGTTATGCCATCAATAACAACTTTTTTATTGTTGTATTTATTCATTTAATCCTCACTTTCTGACCAATTTAACTTTATTCCACAATTCGAGCAATATTTTTCTTCGTACTGAACGGAGTCAAAACCACAATGTTTACATATAGGTAAATACATTCCTCCATCCCATTCTATGAGTACACCTTTTTCTCTTTCATCCCACTTATCTGATTTTTCTCTCAGTTTTTCAAAAGCACTGTATCTCAATATTGGCAATATGCTGTATTTTTCTTCGTTTGAATACAAAATTGAGTTTGTAAAGTCAATAATTATTTTTGCATCGTCATATTTATCCGCTTTTGCTTTCAATTCCTCGTAGTAATCAATTTTAATAGCTGTTGTTCCGTCCATTATTTAACCTCGCTTTCAATCAACTCAATAGCCATAACTACCATTCCTTCTTTTACATAATTTGTATCTCTAAGAAGATAATTAATTTTCGCCTCGGCTTCATCGCCAGTGTATTTCGTACCAGTCCACTCATTAAAATGGATTGTGTCGCCTACTTCGTATGGTCTGTCATCAACTCTAATTTCAAAAGTTTTTGATCTGTTTTTTACTGCCTTAAAGAATTGTGGTAATATTTTAAGTTCATGTTTCATCGGAATCCTCACTTTCAATGATTTTAACTTCTCTGCTGTGCATAAAACCCCATGCGTTTACATCTTCGCTTGATTTGTCTTTTACAAATATGTCATCTTTGCTAAAGAGTTCAGGCGTGCCAACACTAGCGTTTATTTCTTTGGTAGTCAGATCGCCAAACAATTTATATTCTGTAACATCTCCCGCCTTGTGACCATAATCGCCTATTACTATTTTAAGTTCATGTTTCATGTTTTAATCTCCCTTCATATCACCCATGTATACTAAACCTTCTTCTGGTTTTATAGATAAAAACGAAAATGTATCTTTATCAAGTTCAGCAAATCGTGTGTTTTTTTCAAATTCTTTAATCACTATTTTTAATCCAGTTATACCAATCCACTTCGCCCAATCTGGCAACAACTTAAACAACATCAGTTCTTTTTCACTCCATTGTCTAGGTGGTTTTACTTCTTTCCAACCGTCAAAATTAATTGCTAAATCTATATTTGAATAACCTAATTCAATTGAACGCATTATTTCACATTGCTTTAATGTTAAAAATCCATTTTCAAACTTACTCTTGCTTCCGTCCTCAATAGCCTTTATTACTTCACTTAGTTTCATATTTACCTCCTATTACAACCAATTTCTAGTAATAACATTTGTACTTTGTTTTTCAAAAGCACCTAAACATCTATGTTTACACCATTTTTCAATAAAAAGATATCCTATTAATTCATCAACAACAGCGATTGTTGAATTACCACTACAGCCAATCGGTGTTCCATCTAAAACAAGAGTTTCAAGTTGTCCACTCTCTTTCACAATATAATCATATTCTTCTATACCAAATAATTCACATATAGGTTTTATAGTTTTTAAAATGTCCATTCTTTTTTTACTCAAATATAATCCGTTCATGTTTACCTCCTATTTATCCGATTGATATCTATAGTTTGCGTTCTTTCCGCCCATTATATTAAAAAATCCCCTAGACATTTCATAAAGCCTTGATGTTATTGCTTGGTCGATATTGTTCATAGAGTCTATATCTAGTTCACTTGTGATGATCATAGGCAACCTATTAAGATATCTGTGGTTTATTATCTCAAACATTATATTAATGTCTGAATCTGTTATACGGCCCTTAAACATGTCATCTACAAATAATACTTTGCAATTCTTCCATTTGTTTAATTCTCTTTGATAAACCTCGTGGTCTGTAATTGTTTGTTTGATTTTGGTTATTTCTTCACGATAACTAAAATATCTAACCGCGATTCCTTTATGAAGCAGGTTGTTTGTTATAGCTATACCTAAATGAGTCTTTCCGGTTCCTACGCCTTTTTTCTCTCCTGACTCAATTTTACCAAGCAAGCATATAGAATTGTGTCTATCATTGCATATTGTTTTAAACTTCTTCACATACTCAATAGCATTCGCTTTAGCGTTGTTTATGTTTTCTATTTGAGATTTCTCAAAGTTTTTAAAAGTCTTTGCTTTGTCCTCGTGATTGATTCCTGCAAGTTCAACAATATTCCTAGATATATTCATTGCTACGCATTCACATTTTTCTGCATAACCATCATCATTCAATATCCATCCAGTGTCTTTACATAATTTACAATCAAATGATGTCGTCACCTTCCTCGTATGTGTAGGTTCTGTTTTCATTTCGGGAAAGGATTTCTTCGAAATCTTGTCCATTGTTATTCACCTCTTTTTCAAAGTTTTCATCTAGGTAATCCATATACCTACCATTCCAAAAAGTCGACTCATTCATATACTTTAAATCTTTAAATCCGTTGTTGCGTTCTTTCTCTACGTGTTTGTTATAGTTAGTGATGGCTTGTATTAGTTCTTCTTTGCTATAAAGCTTGATTAACTTGGGTAACTTCTTGTATGCTTCCGCTTTTGTCTTTGTGCCTTTGTAGTTTGATCTGATTTCTTCAATGTCAGACAATATGTCTTTATTATCTTTTATAGAAGTATCTCTTATAGAAGAATCTTTGTTGTGCGATTCTGTCATAACCCTTATGTCAATTTTGTCATAACCCTTATGCGATTCTGTCATAAGGTCAAAATCCTGTAGTTCGTCAAGTTTAATTGTTGGACATATATAAGAAAAATTACCTTTATTTCCTCGTCTGCTATGTTTAAGCAATCTCAATATATACAACTCGTTTCCATATCGTTCAATCTTTCTCATTATATTTCTTTTACTACCCATTATCGGAAGTTGTTCTAACAAATACGAATAATTTATCCACATATATTTTGATTGTTCGTGTTCTAAAAATTCCATACTAGCCGATGAATACATGTCCTTTATCATCCTCAATAAAAAAGCGTCCTCAACTGTTAAATTGGCTTTTATTAGTTTTTCCTGTTGGAATCCGAGTATCGTGTATTTCATTTCAACCCCTTTTCTTTAAATTATGATTTCCAATTGCATTTGTTCTTCTTCTGGTTTTAACATTTCGCTTATAGCGTCATTATAGAATTTTCTCTCAATTTCAAACCCGTAAGAATTTCTTTTTAATTCTCTTGCCGCCCTCAACGTTGAACCACTACCAGCACATGGGTCAATTACAACATCGCCCTCATCGGTAAATATTTCTATCAATGTTTTCAAAACATTAACAGGTTTTTGAGTTGGGTGTATTTTGGGATATACTTTTGCATTATCCCTTTTCCATTCAAACCAGTTAAATATCATTTTACCGGTTCCTCTGATCGTCTTGCCATCTTCTCCAATTTTTCTGCCATTATTGAATTTCGGTAATTTATCTCTGTATAAAACTACCGCATGTTCCGTAGCACCGACTATTTTCATGTTAGCTTTCAACACTTGTGATGAGTAATTTTTGATAAAAAATATTGGATAGTTATTTGTAAAGCCGTGCTTTTTGCCATATTCAATAACCATTGGCATTTGTTCAAAACTACAGAAAACTATCATGGCTGGCGATTTGCCTTTTTCTTTTCCTTCTGGTTTCAACAATTTACTGCAAAAATGCATATATTCTGCAAGATTAAATTTTTCATCAGTTTTAAAAAACGATTTTCCAGCTTTGTCACTTTCACCATTTTTGTTTTCTCCACCAACATACCATTCAGTTGATGAACCATAAGCGTTTTTGCCTAAATTATACGGTATATCTGCAATTACTAATTGCGCTTTAGGGATATTATACCTTTTGAAATTTTGAAAATGATCATGGTATAATTCAGTTTTAATTTTTCTTTTTACTGGTGTTCCTATCAACATAATTATTCCCCTTTCTAATCCTCTATAATTTCAGTAACATCAACTCCTAATACCTCTGCTGCTTTTTTCCACCACTTCAAAGAACCGTTTGACTTGCCAATAATAATTCTTCTGATCTGTCTGTCTGTAACTCCTGTCAATTCTGCCAATTTAACGTTGTTTAAATCTTTGTCAATCATTGCTTTTAACAATTTCTTAGTTTTCATTTTCTCACCTCCTAATACAAGTATAAACCATTTTTTGTTTGTATGTCAACTATAAATGTCCTAAAACAAAAGTTTTTTATTTAATATCGTGCAAATGTCTGCATGCAATTTATTGCAGTGAAAAAGCACCCTTGCGAGTGCCGTATGTTAGTATTGTTGTTTAATCCTTTGCTCACCGATCCATTTTCTATACTCGGTAAACTTTGCGTATGATTCACATTTTGCGTGGCAAGTCGGGGTTCTATCTGTGCAGCGTTCACATGGATTTTTTACTCTGTTCACATCCCCCTCCTATCTTCCTCAACCTCTGCTCGTGCTATTTTTAACTGTAACCTCTTTGTATAAAGTGCCTCTTTCAAACTTTCATACTCACTTTGTGCGCAATCCCTT